ACCTTTCTTTTTTACCCAACAATATCTTTAATTAAGGGAGACGGGGGTTATCTACCCCGACAGCACCACCGCCACCAACACCTATGTAGTGCAGGGCAACCTGCTGCTGACAACCGGAACCGAAGCCAACCTGAAAACCGTTGCCCAAAACCTGTACAACGTACTGAAAAGCGTGACCTATACCCCGTGCAAAGTGGCCGTGCCCAGTGGTTCCGGCCTTGCCTGCGGGCAGATCGTACACGTTAAGGACGCACGCGGGCGGGAGTTTGATACCTACCTGATGAGCGCCACAATCTCCTCCGGCAAAGCCAGCTTTGAGAGCGTGGGCAGCGCCAGCCGGGAAAGTTCCAGCGCGGTGAACAGCCAGAGCTACAAGAACCTGACCGGCAAAATGCTGGAGATCAAGACCAGCGTGGACGGCCTGACCGTGACCGCGAGTGAGCTTTCCGGCAATTACAGCGAGCTGAAACAGACGGTGGACGGGCTTTCGGCGGAGGTGAAAAAAGACACCAAAATCACCGGCGGTGGGAACCTGATCCTGGGCAGCGAGAGCTTCAAAAATGCCACCTATGTTGGCATTGACAGCAGCGTTGTGTATGGCGACGATGGCAGTGCAACAATCACCAATGCGAACACATGCCGCGGGTTCAAGTTCAACACCGTTGGCGCTCATATCACCGAGGGCGTCACTATATGCATGTCCGTCATGTACAAACTCATTTCCGGCACTGATGCGCTGCGGATGGGCATTGCGTTCAAGGGCGATAACGGACAAAATTACATTGCCTCCATAAAAACCGCTGACCAGCTCGAAATTGAGCAGACGGACGGCTGGGTGCTGCGGTATGGTACATGGACGCCCCGCCATAACTATACGGGCATTCTAGAAACTGTCGAGTTTGACAGCAATGACAACTGCACCAATAAGCTTGAGCTGCTGCACCCCATGCTGCAATACGGCAACGCGCCGACCGCGTGGAACGCCAGCAGCGGCGACTACCTGACGCAGGAAAGCGCCAAAAGCCTGTTTTCGCAGACCGCTGACGAGATCAAAACCGAGGTCACCAAGTCAGTGACCGAAACGGTGACGGCCAACGTGAAGGATACCGCCACCAGCGCTGCCAATGATGCCGTTGACAGCAAGCTGAAGGACTACGCCACCACAGCAACGGTGAACAGCCTGAAAGAAGATGTCTCCAGCATCAGCCAAAAGGCCGACAGCATCAGCACCAAAGTCAGCAGCCTGGAAGAAACCACCACGACCATTTCGGACGACCTGAACAGTACCAAGCAGGAGTTCAAGACGGTCAAAGAATCAGTATCCGCGATTGACCAGAAAGCCGACAGCATTACCCAGACGGTAACGCAGCGCATTACGGGCGGCAACAATATTATTGCGGGCACCGATGACTGGAACAATGCGACCCTGGATGCAGGCGGCAATGACCTGAGAAAAGAAGGGACATACACGATCAGCGGTGAATCCGTCCGAGTGACCAATAGGGCGCAGAACACCCGCTTCCACTTTGGCGCGGACAAAACGCTGGTGATTGCCAAGGGCATGACCTACTGCGCATCGGTGCTGTACAAGCTCAACTCCGGCACGGACAGCCTGTTTTTGCAGTTCGAGACCAAGAGCAGCAGCGGCACAAAGAGTTATTACGGCTCCGCGTTCAAGCAGGCCCAGCAGGACATTGCGCTGGATAACGGCTGGAAAATGCGGTATGCAGCCTTTGTTGCCACTGCGGACGGCTATGCAGACGGCCTGTTTGTGAGTACCGCGAACGATAACGCCACCGTTACCAACGATCTGACCATCATGCACCCCATGGTGCAGATGGGCAACGCCCCCACTGCCTGGACGGCCAGCACCGGCGACTATCTGACCGCCAACGAAACCAAAACCGAGATCAAGCAGACGGTGAGCGAAATTAAGCTGACGGCCAGCACAAGCGGAACCAGCAGCACCATCAAGCTGACGGCAGGCGGAACAGAGATCACCAGCGCACAGATCAACCTATCCGGCGTGGTGACATTTTCGGATTTGAGTACCTGGAACCAGGATAAGACCATCATCAACGGCGGAAACATTACGACCGGGCAGCTGCATAACCTCAACTACACCACCGTGTACGACCTGGATAACGCCTGGATTCGCATGGGCACCGAGGCCGGTGAGCGCGTGTTTCTGGACAACCGGCACATTGCCTGGTATGCAACCATCAACACCGGCAGCATCGGCCTGACCGGCGTGCTGTACTCAGAGGCTGGCAGCTCCTACATTGGGGCGTGCAGCAAGTACGCCAAGTACGGCTGGGTGGACGGGCTGAACCCCACATCTTACGTTGGGCTGCAGATCACCTACAACCGCAGCGATGACAGCGATGCGGATTTTAATACCACGCGTGTGGGTATCAGCGGTACGCTGAGCTGCCAAAACCTGAACGCGTGGGGCAGCAAGTCCCGCGTGGTAAATACCAGCTTCGGCGCGCTGAAAATGGCTGCATTCGAAACCCCTACCCCGACCTTTGCCGATTGGGGCCGCGGCGAATGTGGCCCGGACGGCTGGTGCGTAATCGTACCTGACCCTCGCTACGCAGAAACAGTGGCCCAGCACGGGCAGCTGACCTGGCTGCTGACGGACTGCGATGGCACCGGCCACCTGTGGGCTGAGGATTGCGGCCAGTATGCCGTTATACATGGCAATCCAGGACAGAAATTTTCATGGATGGCTATGGCGGCACAAAAGGGCTATGAGGGCGAGTACGCCGAACCCAGCGAGTGCAATTATCCTGCTCCCATGCCGGAAGGCGAAGATTTGGCCGCAATTACCGCCGCCCGTGCGTTGGATTCCAGTGCTGACGCTGCGGACAGCTTGTTGACCGATACCAACGCAAAACTAAATACCAAAAATCTGTTGAAATTGGAGGATAACGAGGCATGAAAAAACTGACCAGCGTTGCGGTGGTTACCACCGCAGAGGGCGAGCGCGTATCTTACGCTTACACCGAATTAGACAGTGACGGCAACATCACCAGCCAGAACAACCGGGCATCTTTTGTAGCCCTGGACGATGATCTGCTGACCGCCATTGCAACCCTGAAAAACGCTGTAAACGCACGACTGTAAAGGAGGATGCACCATGACTGACAACAAACGCATTAAAGATTGCAAACGCATGGTTATTGCTGCAATTAACGAAGCAAGGCTGCCGTTTGCCGTCACAGAGTTGATTTTGGAGAACGTTTTGAACGCCGTGCGGGAGAATATGGCAGCCGAAGAAGCAGCGGCGGCAAACATCGAAACTCCGAAAACAGAGGAAGAGAAACCGCCGAATTAAGGCAGTGAATGGATGCGGTTAAATCCAGATTGGAGGGCATGTAATGGCATTGCATGAAGTACAGCTGAAAGGATACAGTGTTAGACCCGGCAACTTATCGCTTGGCACTTTTGACAGTTACGGTATCGAGCAGCTGCATGTGACCCTTGACGATACGTGGAGCGGCCTTGCGATTGATGCAACTTTCCACAATACGCCCAACGATAAGGGCGTGACCATGCTGGTAGACGCAGACGGCCTTGTCCCCGTCCCTCCGGAAGCCTGTATGCGAGCATCCAAGTACGCAACCATCACGTTCCGGGGCGTGCAGGACGGTGTACAGCGCATCAGCTGCAATCTGCCCTACGTAGTGCTGGATCACGCGCAGGTGCCCGGTGCCAACAGCACCGCCACGCCATCTGAGAACGCCCAGGCCCTTGCCCAGATGCAGACCCTGCGGGACGGCGCTGTGGATGCCAAAAACCAGGCCGAAGCTGCCCGCGATGATGCCGCCAACAGTGCCGCTGCCGCCAAAGAATCCGAAACCAACGCGGGCCAGTCCGCCACTGCCGCCAAAACGGCACAGAGTGCGGCAGAGACGGCAAAAGCCGGTGCGGAAACGGCACAAAAGGCCGCTGCATCCAGCGCCAGCAGTGCAAGTACATCCGCAAGCACTGCGACGACACAGGCAGCGGCGGCAAACTCCAGCGCCACGGCAGCAAAGGCATCGGAGGCGGCGGCGGAAAAATCTGCCAAAGAGGCAGCCGATAGCGCGGCAAATCTGGACAGTGCCGTGAACACGGCAACGCAGAAAGCGGCGGCAGCTAGTGCTTCGGCGGAAGCGGCAAAGGCGAGCGAGAGTGCGGCAGCAAGCAGTGAGGCGGCTGCTAGAAAGTATGCGAACAGCGCAGAATTGGCAGCCAAGACAGCAGATGAAGCCGCAGCGGAAAAGCTGCAACAGATGCAGGCGATCCAGGACGACGTAACGGCCAAGCAGGCCCAGACGGCTACCGATGCGACGGCGGCAGAAAAGGCAAAAGTAGCCGCTGAAGCCGCACAGAATGGCGCTGCGGCCAGCAAGGTTGCTGCCGCAAACAGTTCCGCAGCTGCAAAGACCAGTGAAGATGCAGCTGCAAAGAGCGCGGCAGATGCCGACAGCACTGCCAACAGCATCAAGGAGTCCATGACGCAGATTGCCGCGCTGCAGAAGCGCCAGAATGTGCTTGTTGGCAGCGAGATAGGCAACCCGGTAAGCTGTGATGATGCATATTCTGCCCCGCTGTGTGGGCTGAACGTGTACGGCAAGAGCACGCAGGACGGCACACCCACGCCAGATGCCCCTGTGCCTATCGTGAGCGCTGGTGACAGCGGGAACGTGGCTGTGAAGGTGACGGGAGCAAACATACTGTATCTCCCAGACATTGAAGAGAGCACTATTGGCGGTATTACTTACTCCGTAAAAAATGGTGTTATAAAGATAAAAGGCACTTCAACAGGTAAGAGTGTTCGGCTTTTTCGAAATATTAAACTATTTGTTGGCACATGTGTTTTTAACCCGAACCCGGTCAAGGGCACAGAATCTTCAAATTGCTATTTAGATTTAACAAACACTATAAACCTTGGTTTTTCTGTTAGAAGTAATAATATCAATAAACCCGTAAAAATAACGGAATTAAATGTAAAATACCCGTTTTATTTGAATATCGAAAGCACTGCGGGTTCCGTTATAGACATGGAATGGAAACCGCAGATGCTCCTATCCGATAAACTGTTGCCCTACTCCCCCTACCATGAACAGCTCCTTACGCTCCCCACTCCCAACGGCTTGCCTGGCATCCCTGTCACCTCTGGCGGCAACTACACTGACCAAAACGGCCAGCAGTGGATTTGCGATGAGGTAGACTTGGAGAGAGGTATACGGGTGCAGAGGGTTGGTGAGGCTAAAATTAATAGTGTACGTGTCAGCAATGACCCTAAGTGGTATGATGCAAATAAAAGTTATAGCTATGAAATTCACCAGTTCACCTTGTCTTTTTCACGCAACTCAAAATATCTAGCAAAAGACCCGTGTAACAGGTTTATAATGAAAATTTTCGGTGATTTTTATAACCGCGGCATAGAAACTGGAGGATTAGCGAATGAAAGTTACGCAGTATTCAACATTTCTAAAGCCCTGGGTATTTGCACAACAGAGGAAGAATTTAAGACGTGGTTTAACGAGAATGTTGTGCTTTACAAAATTCTCGCCACCCCCATAGAAACCCCGCTTACCCCTGCTGAAATTGCTGCTTACAAAGCCCTAACCGCTTACGCGCCCGACACCGTGGTGCAAGCGAGCGATGGCGCTGGGGTTAAGATGGAATATCAGCGCGATGTGAACATTGTAATCAAAAAGTTTGAGGATGCAATTGCGTCCATGACTACCACTTAAAGGAGATATACATTATGGCTATCAAAAGTAAAGCACGGCACGACCTGACATTGCGCAGCATCAAGCGGGAAATCGCCGCAGGACGCGATGTGGCATATTGGTTGGACAAGGCGTACACCCATCTGGACAGTGGCCTGCTGACGGAGGACGACATCACAGAAGTGGAGACTCTGGCACAGGCGTACTATGACGCTCTGGACGCTGAGGACAAGGCGAACGCTGAGGAAATCACGCATTAAGGAGAATATCAAACAGAAAGGACAACAAATCATGAGACTTTCAAACGGTGAAGGCCGACTGGAAGACCTACCGGCAGGCGCTGCGGGATGTGCCCGAGCAGGCGGGCTTCCCCTACGCGGTGGAGTGGCCTGTGCCGCCTGTGGAATAAAAAGGAGAGTGAAACAGATGAATGATGAAATGATTCTGTCGCCCGAAATGGACGAGGAACTGTCGAACGGGAAGGGAGAGGACGAGAATGAGTGATTCTGCACTGGCCGTTTACACGGCCATCAGCCCAAACTGCAACCGGCCCCGGAGCCAGCCCATCAGCAAGATTACCGTTCATCACATGGCTGGCAACACAACGCTTGAGGCTTTCGGCGCTCTTGTCGGTAAAACCTCTCGCCAGATGAGCGCAAACTACGCCATCGAAAGCAGCGGCCGCATCGGCTTGTTTTGCCACGAAGCTGACCGCTCTTGGTGTTCGTCCAGTCCGTGGAACGACCACCGGGCTATTACGATTGAGGTTGCCAACGACAGCGGCGCACCGGACTGGCACGTCAGCGACAAGGCGTATGCCGCGCTGCTCGACCTTTGCACCGACATTTGCCGCCGCAACGGCATCAAGGAACTGACCTACACCGGCGACAAGAACGGCTCGCTCACAATGCACTGCTTTTACGCCGCCACGGCCTGCCCCGGCCCCTATCTCAAGAGCAAGTTCCCCGACATCGCCGCCGAGGTCACAAAGCGTCTGAAAGGGGAGAGCGCTGCCGTTGAACCCGCCAAGACGAATGAGGAAAACTTCATCTCCGTCATGGTGGAGAAATGCCAGACCCGTTGCCTGAACGCCCATCTTCTTCCGTCGCTGTGCATTGCGCAGGCTTGCCTTGAAAGCGCCTACGGCACGAGCGAGCTTGCAGTACAGGCAAACAACCTGTTCGGCATCAAGGCCAGCAATTGGAGCGGCAGAGTGTACAACAAGGCCACGAAGGAGTGGGACGGCAGCAAGTATATCACCATCACGGCGGGCTTCCGCGCCTACGATACGATGGTCGCCTGTGTAGAGGACTACATAAAGAAGCTGACGACCATGCCGCGCTACTCGAACCTTGTCGGCTGTACCGACATCAACAAGGCGTGCGAGTACATCCGCGCCGATGGCTGGGCGACCAGCCCGACCTACACGTCCAGTCTGCTGGCGGTCGTGAAGCAGTTCAACCTGACACGGTACGATGCCGCCATCAAAGAGGACAAGCCCGCCGCGCCGACGCATCAGGAGGTCTGGCTTGACCACGTTGTGCTGCCGAACGCTGCGGCGATGGAGTTCTACCTCATCGCCAAGAAGTACGGGCTGGACAATGATAAGGCGTATCACGCTAAATTTGTGGAGGTGTGATGCCGATGCAGCATGTATTCTCGTTTACGCTTGCGGAGGCCTGGGCGTTTTTGATTTACGCGGCGGGCGCTGCTGCCGGACTGTATGCCGGGGGCGTTGCCATCAGCAAAGTCATCACCGTAGTGAAAAAGCCGAAGACCGACCAGGACAACCGTATTACCAAGTTAGAAGCGCGGGTGAACGCTATGGAGGGCTTTTTGAGAAACGACAAACAGCGGCTTGACCGCATGGATGAAGGGCAGCACGTGACCATGCAGGCACTGCTTGCCCTGCTTGACCACAACCTTGATGGAAACAACATTGACCAGATGCAAAAAGCAAAGGAAGCTTTGCAGAAGCATCTGATCGGCTAAAAAAAGGAGAAAGCAAAATGGATATTTCTTTTCTGTCCGAATACATGATTCCCGTGATTGTTGGCATTTGCCTGTGCGTGGGCTGGATTGTCAAGCAGTGGATTAAGGATGTTGACAACCGGTATATTCCCACGATTTGCGCGGCGCTTGGCGTCGCACTGGCATGCTGGATGAATTGGCCTGAAATTACCGCTACCGTGATTTTGTCCGGCCTTGCAAGCGGGCTGGCATCCACCGGTCTACATCAGGCTTTCAAGCAGATTCTTGAGGGCTTTGGCAATGGGAAGTAAGTTTGATTTCCGAATGAGCCGCAGCGACTATGATGACCTCTGTTTTGACCTGACCGATGACGAACACGCCGTGTTGGATTTGCGGCGGCGCGGCTGGCACAATGCAGATATTGCGGCTGCAATGCATTGCAGCGAGCGCACCGTTAAGCGGTACGCCAAATCCGTACACGACAAAATGCACCGATAAACACATAGCAAAAGCCCGGCAGGTTCACAACCTGCCGGGCTTTTTATTTTTGCTTGTCTTTTTGCGCATTGTACCACGTTAAAAACTCACCAAAGAGGCGCTGCTCTGCCTCTTTGCGGGCGGCAATGGCTTTGTTTTTGTCGGCGCCGCAATACAGGTGGTACCGCTCCCCCTTAAAATAGATGTATGCGACATATTTTCCGTCTTTTCTGCACGACACACCGCGCACGCCTGTGGTGTTGTTCCGTTGGGCTTTGCTCGATGATATTCGGCTAACGTTGGTGCCGTCAACCTGCCCTAGCTTATCGGCAATGGGTTTGGTGGTTAGGTTGCGGTTTTTTATGCACCCGCAGCTGATCTGCTTGGAGTGGGCGATGGTACGGCTCGGCAGCTCCACGATTTTACCGCAGTTAAGGCAGCGGCAGCGGAAAACCCGGTTGCCGTCTTGCCTCTTCGCAGTCGGCTCGATAACGTACAAATAGCCAAATGTCTGCCCGGTTAAATCCCTAAACGGCGGCACGTTGCTCACCCCTCAAGGTACGCACGCAGGGCGGTGCGCACAATCTCGCTGCGGTTGGCACCGTCGGCAGCGCTGCGGGCATCCAGCTTGTCAAGCAGCTCCTGCGGCAGTAGGACGTTTAGTCGGGCATCCTCCACCACCTCGCCAAACGCCGCCTCGTAGTCGTTGCCGTCAAGGTACTGCTCTGCCCACTCGCGGGCGGCATCCTCGGCGATGGGGGTAATCTCCTCACCCCAGCCCCAGTTGCCGTCTTGTTTTGGGAAACCGTTGCCGTAGCTGTGTATAAAATACTTGCCCGCCTTGGTGCGGTATAAATCTTGTCCGCGATAGTAGATGTCATTGGGTAAGTAATTGTTTTCGTGGACACCTAGCCGCTGGGCGGTTTCGGTGTTGTAGCGGCTGCCGTTGATGATCTTTTTCATGGTGTGGCTCCTTTTTTTATATTACAGCCGTTCTGCATCAAACAGCTGAGAAACGGATACGATCTCAAAAGGGATTTCCTCACGCTTGCCGGAGCTGGTCGGTGCGGTGATTGTCAACGCCTGCAGCGCCTCGTCAATGGCTTGATTATAGTCGCCTGTCACGCGGATGGCGGGGACGAAGGCAAAGACCAGATTGATGTTGCCGTCCTTGGCTTTGTAGTCGGAGCGGATGCCGCCCGGCACAGCGTGGATGAAGTCGGGCAGGGAAACCGTCACGGCTTTGCGGTGCGGCACGCCTTTGGGTTTGTCGCCTTCGTATTTCCAGCCCTCCGGCAAGCGAAAGTTGCTGTAGGTGTCGTTCTGCACGGCGGTGAAATAGGCGTTTTCGGCGGGGGTGTAATTGCCGGTGCTGTGGGATGCCAAAGCCATGGTGATGATGATCTCGGTAGTCATAATGTTTTCTCCTTTGTTTGTGTGGGGTGTTTCGTATCTCTTATGTTGTACTTATTATAGCACAGATAATATTTAATGTAAATACTATTTTACAATAAAATATTATTTTTGCGTCAAATAATTTTCAAAATTCAGCTTTTGCAAAAACACGTCCCACGTTTGGCACTTTTGTGTCCTACGTTTGGACGTGTTTTTTTGTATAATGAGAGCAAGAAAGGCGGCAGACTATGGCGTTTCGGCAATACAATCCAAACCCGGACGGAAAGCGCGTCGGTGACTGCACAATTCGGGCAATTTCTGCGGCAACGCAGCAAGATTGGGAATCCGTATATACTGCCTTGATATTAGAGGGCTTTATCCTGCACGATCTTCCGTCTGCAAACTATGTCTGGGGCAGTTATCTGCGGCGGAAAGGCTGGCAGCGGCACACACTGCCTAACACCTGCCCGGACTGTTACACCGTTGCGGATTTCGCCGCAGACAATCCGACTGGCGTATATATTCTGGCTATGGCGACGCACGTTGTCGCTGTTGTTGATGGCGATTGGCTTGATACTTGGGACAGTGGCGACGAAACGCCGCTGTATTATTGGCAGAAAGGATGATTTACTATGGCGTTTGGCGTACCGTATCAGCCCGGCTATATGCCGAACTATTATCCGATGGGGCAGCAGATGCCGTCGGCTATGCCAGATCAGCTCGCACAGCTCCGGCAGGCGGCGTATCCGCAACAGCAGCCAACAGCGCAGCAGACCGCGCCTATTATCTGGGTGCAGGGAGAAGAAGGAGCCAAAGCGTATATGGTGGCGGCAGGGAACAGCGTGCTGCTGATGGACAGTGAAAACAGCACGTTTTATATCAAATCCACCGATGCCAGCGGTATGCCACAGCCCTTGCGCGTTTTTGACTACTCGGAACGCACGGCAAGCCAAAAACAGCCCGCACAGACCGTGCAAAAGCCAAAAGAAGAATATGTCACACGGCAAGAGTTCAACGCGTTGACGGCTCGCTTTGACGCGCTAGCGGCAGATAAACCTTTGACGCGCAAGAAGAAGGAGACAGACAATGAGCAACCCTCTGTTTAACGCTCTTGGCGGCGGCAAAATGCCGGGCGCAATGGGGCAGTTTCAGCAGATGATGCAGCAGTTTCAACAGTTCCGCAATAACTTTCAGGGCAACCCAAAGCAAGAGGTCGAAAAGCTGCTGCAATCCGGCAAGATGAGCCAGCAGCAGCTAAACCAGCTACAAGCTATGGCACAACAATTTCAAACATTTATGAAGTAGGTTCAAACCGTGCGCACGGTAAACAATACATTCAACTTTTGAAAGGAGTTAAACATGAGTCTTTCTTCGGACGGCACTGTTATGACAATGCCTGTTCAGCCCGCTAATACGGGCAATGGCAACGGCTGGGGCTTTGGCGGCGATGGTGCGTGGTGGATTATTATTCTTTTCCTCTTCGTTTTCTGCGGCTGGGGCGGAAACTGGGGTAACAACGGCTTTGGCGGCAACGGCAGCACCGGCGCAGTTGACGGCTACATTCTCACCAGCGACTTTGCCAACATCGAACGCAAAATCGACACCGTGAACAACGGCATGTGTGATGGCTTCTACCAGCAGGCACAGCTTGTCAACGGCGTGCAGAACGCTATGCAGCAGGGCTTTATGAGCGCAGAAATCAGCCGCGCAAACCAGCAAGCCGCATTTATGCAGCAGCTGAATGCCATGCAGATGCAGCAGGCCAATTGCTGCTGCGAGACCCGCGAAGCGATTCAGGGCGTAAATTACAACCTCGCTACGCAGGCTTGCGACACGCGCCAGACTATCCAGAACGGCACGCGGGACATCATCGAGAATCAGAACGCCAACGCCCGCGCGGTGCTTGACGCACTGACTGCACAGCGCATCGAGGCAAAGGATGCCAAGATTGCAGAGCAGAACCAGCAGCTTTTTGCCGCACAGCTTGCCGCAAGTCAGGCTGCGCAGAATGAAACGCTGAAAGCCTATATGAGCGGGCAGCTTGCTTACTACAACCCCCGCCCTGTTCCGGCTTTCCCTGTTCCCGCACCGTATCAGTATGGGAACTGCGGCGCCTGCAACTGCTAAAACTGAATAGCAACTGTTTCCGAATGGGAAACTGTTCAGCTCCGTGCTGATTTTGCAAAAAAAGCGGCGGGGCAATAGTCCCGCCGCTATATTTATATGAAAGGATCGATTTTATGGCTGAATTTACGAATTCCAGTATCGTGAACGTTGCCGCAGGGCAGAATGTGCCGCTTACCGAAACGGCAGTTTGCGGAAAAAGCTGCATTGTGCATCGTGAGGGTGCGGGCATCGTCACCTTGCGCGGCATCACGAACCAGTGCAAGGCGCGTTATAAGGTGAGTTTTGGCGCGAACATTGCGATTCCCACAGGCGGCACAGTCGGTGCAATTACTTCCGCGCTTACAATCAACGGAGAACCGCTTGTTAGCGCCACTGCAACGGTTACGCCCGCAGCAGTGGAGAATTACTTCAACGTTTTTGTTGCGGCGTTTGTGGACGTTCCGCGCGGTTGCTGCGTGACGGTTGCCGCAAAGAACACGAGTGCACAGGCGGTGCTTTTTGCAAACTCGAATCTCATTGCCGAGCGCGTCGGCTGAAAGGAGAATGGAAATGAGTATGAAAACCCTGTATGATCTGAAGGACATGCTGTGCGAAGAGCTTGACGAAATCGGCAAGAAGGGTGAAATGTCTGCTGGAGACTTGGAAACTGTTCACAAGCTGACAGACACTATCAAGAACATCGACAAGATCACCATGCTAGAAGAAAACGGCTACAGCCGCGATGAAGATTACAGCCGGGATGGTGATTGGAGCGCCAATATGCGCGGCAATTACGGACGCGGCAGCAGCTATGCGCGGCGCGGTCAGCACTATGTGCGGGGGCATTACAGCCGCGATGACGGACGCGATTCGCTTATTGAGCGTATGGAAGATATCATGCGCGGAGCAGACAGCAAAGATCGTGAATCAATCCAACGCTGCATTGACATGATGAGGAACAGCTAAGCGAGGTGTAAGGGCTATGGTTGACGTGCGAGAGATTGACGGCGCTATAGCCGAAATCGAAAACAGCGAGCTTACAATGTCACGGGTGCAAAAGCTTGCGGCCTTGTATACAGTCAAAAACCAGAAACTTGTAGAAGCCCAACCGGAAGAACGCAAAATTAGCACGCAAGAAAATGTAAGATATTATTCCGCGGCGGAATCACCTAAAAAAGCTGTTACAAGCGGAAGTGAATTTTTACGGGCGGTATCAAGCGTTAAAGCGGAAGATGCGCTAGCGGTGCTTGATGAATTGATGTCGGCACTGTATGTTGCAAATCCGAAAGTGTACAACGGCGTGATGAGAAAACTAGAAAGGCTACAAAATGAGTGAGTTTTTGGAAACTGTAATTAAGGCTGACTCCGGGCATGTTTGGCGCGTGCTGGATGAATTTATGGATGCGCTGAAAGAAGCAAAACCGGACGTATATAGGGATTTGGTGCACGACTTGCAAAGAAAATAGGCAAATGTGTACTAAAGCGTGTACTTACAAAAGAAAATGCCGCAGATTTTAACGAATCTGCGGCATTTATTCAAGTCGGAGTGACGGGATTCGAACTACTCGCCTTTATATATAGGTTGTATTTGCTATATATTTAATTACGATACATCAATACATTGTGTATGCTGTTCATTGCTTAAATACCCATGTAAAATAAAAAGTGTGTACTTTTAGTGTGTACTTTTTTGAGCTGCAAGGCGGTCGAAAACGGCTTGTAGGTTGTCCGCTGTGCGCTCATCATCACCCTCCAGAAAATGGCTATACTGCTTGTATGTATCCATGCTTTTGCTGTGGCCGATAAGCTGCTTTAAGTCGCCTTGCGGAAGCTCTTTTGCGATGCTGACAAATGTATGCCGCATCTCGTATAGGCTCAACTCTGGCATTCCGTTCACGCGCTGATAGCGTTGCCAGCGGTGATAGTAGGTGTGCATGGATGCCATTGGGAAAACATATTCCTGCCGACCTGTGTAGTGCTTTTGGTCGTTTAGCGTGTCTATGGCGTACTGAGATAATACCACTGTCCGCAATGCGTTTTCGTTTTTGCCGTGGGTGTGCTGCCCTTTTGAGTTGATCGCCTGGTGCAATTCGCAGGCGTTCCCATGAATGTCTTCCCATTTTAAGCCGCGCATCTCGCCTGGGCGAACACCCGTAAAAACCTGAAACCGATAGTAGTTGATAAATTCGTCCCTTACAGTTTTCCCATCCAAAACGGTTGTGTCAACTTTTAACAGTGTTTGCAGGTTTTCAACCGTCAAGACGCGCTTGCCTTTATACCTTGCTGAGGTCGGAATCTCTATTTCATCAAGTTCCAACGTTGTCAGTTTTGACTTGCGGCAAAATTTTACAAACTGCTTGCAGTAATTTACATAGTTTTGCAGCGTTTTCTTGGAAAGAGTATCGTTTTTTCTGCCTTGCGGATGCTTAAACGCATAGTTAATGAGCGACTGGAAATCTTGCTCGTTCATGGCACTTACAGTCTTTTTGCCTATTTGCGGCAGAAGATGCACCCGCCCAAAAGATTCCATTTTGGTGTGCTCTTCCTCCGAAACAAGCTCTTTTTGCGCAAGGAATTTTTCCCATGCTGCTTCCACGCTTGAACGGGCAGTGCTTATGCCTTTATCCAACCATTCATCTGCTTTTTTGTTGGCTTCCCGCTGGCCTGTGCGCCCAGGCTTGGCACTGGTAAAGGTTTTGCGCTGTCCATCTTTTTGCACGTTGATCTGCCAGCGCTGGGCGGATTCAATCCATTTGGCGGTATTTGTTCTTTTCATGTTGCGGCCCCTTTTTGCGTATGTTATAATAAGGGTGTCAACTTTTTATGTTGACGGCCCTTTATCCCTTGCTGGTGTGGCACCACCGGCAGGGGATTTTTTATTTTTCCCTTGCGTTATATTCGCCGTTGCCTGCCACAACGGCAGCCTCTCCGGCTTGCAGGCATATTTGCAGGCGGTCAAAGTCCGGCTTGGTGCTTTCCGGGCAGGGGTCTGCACCTGTTGCGGTATCTATTCTATAGTTCTGTATTACGGCCTGGCAGACGCGTACACGGCTTTGCATGGACGTATGAGCGTTAGCGCATAACAAGTCTATCTGGCCCGCCCAATCGCTTCCATGCGCCCCACACAGGATATATAGCAGGCGGCGCTTGTACAGGCTCGGCATCTGTTCGATATAATCGGAAAGTGCCTTGTCTACATGCTCGTCCGTCCAGTTTGGGGTATTGGTATCGCTGAATGCAGACGGCATCCAGATGCGCTGCAGCCAGCGCCATGGGGATTGTTTGCAGACGGTGAACCACATCAACAGATCATCGTTTCGGATAGGGGAAAGCCCTTCTTCCCAGTTGCGCACCGTGCGGATATTCACATCCATCTGCCGGGCTACATATTCTTGTGAAAGCCCGGATTCCAACCGGCACTGCGAAAGAATAAGTCCTTCACGTTCTCGGAAATCAGCTCTACTTTCCATTTCATCACCCTCAATTTTTTACATGTTTTGCGCTCTAAATGCGGTAAAATTTTTTTACCGTAGCAATTAAGAAAATATAAAGAAATATTTCTTCAAAAAATGCCATGGAAATAAATGGAAGCCATGGCACAAAAAACATGTTAAGATTCTTACTGTAGTCAAAAAACACAGGAGGAATCAACAATGAATAACGTGGAACGTCTTAAGAATTACCAAAACCGTAATGCGGCAACCATTGAAGCCCTGTACCGTGCTGTGCTGCAAGACCGTGCAAGGAGGGAGGCAGACCATGAAAAAACTGCCTGATTTGGATGCTCCACCAAGACACGGGCGCAAAAAACCGAAAAAGCGGATTGTAAAGACTTGACAAACAAGTATTTTTGTGAAAGTGTCGAAATACAACTTCAAGTTGTGTAAAATACAATCAACGGTTTACGTGGAAAACAATCTATTGCAATCTATTTTGTAAGATTTTAGAACCCTCTGCGCAAGCCCGTCTTTTCCAAAAATGTAAGACGTGACAACGCCTGCGGCATCCATTGCGGGAATGGTAGGATTATCGACAAAGATTCTACTATAGCTCCCTTTTGCCATATTGAAAACATCTTCTTCTGTAAGGGCCGCTTTCTTTTGCACCTTTTTTAATTCCAACATGATGTTTGGGGATATAAATGGGTGGCTGCAATTCATGTCGTAAAACGGCACTTCAAGCAACATGGAAAAAGCATTTTTGTATTTATTTTCGTCCGCTAAAAATTCATACATTAAATACCGCAAATCACGGCATTTTTTTGGAGATGAAAATGCTTCCATATATAGTTTATTATATTGCCCCCATATTAAATCTCGATATGGGATGTCCCTTCGATCATTTACGGCGCGACAAAACTCCGGCAGAGTAAAAGCCCAATGAGCATAGGATTTTCTGTGATAAAAATAAACGTATTCGTTAGCTTTTATTTCTTCTTTTCCCTTATCGGTCAATTTTCCGTTTTCAGCAAATCCCATTGATTCCAGCTTTTTAATAATCGGCCAAACGTCATCAACACCATAATCATAATGCCAGAACTTTGCAACGGGCTTTCCGCTGGAATACTTTTCTAAATAAGAAAGCATTAAAATTTCTGTTGGCTTTAGGCCGTTTTCGTCTGCAAGGTCATCAGCGGAAAGCGCCAAGAAATACTCATTTGCACGCTCTTCCTGTTCTGCGTGCCGCTTTTCTGCTTGTGCTTTGCAGTAATCAGCATACTGCTTTGCAATTTCATCTTTAGTCGGCTCATGTGTAGTTATGGAAACATTTACTTTTGGTTTCGGCTTCAAAAAGTCAAAAAAGCCCATAGTATCACAACCCTATAATAATATATGGAGGTATTATAATGGAACTTACAAAAGAGGATTACTTGAACGAAATCACCAGAATCTTAAAAAAAGCAACGTTGCCAGAAATGGAACTCGTAAACTCATATTTACATCATCTTATAAAATGACAGCACAAAAAGGGGAACGCTTAAGCGTTTCCCTTTTTGTTTGCTATCCGTTCAGCGAGTTTTTCAAGCAATTTCCATTCTTGCGGGGTTAAATCCGATAGCACTTCAATCATAGCGCGTTGAAATGATGCAGATTCATCAGCGGTAATCGTTGCAACAAAATCATTGATTTTCTGTTTTTCGGAAATTTCCCTATATGGCTCGCCGACGCCAGATATAAGCCAATCCGGATTTACATTGTACGCTGCGCAAATTGACTTAATTGTCCTTTCGCTCGGAACGATAATATCAACTTCGTAGTTCCCAATCGTATTTCTTTTTAAATCCAGCCTATCCGCAAATTGCTGCTGCGTTACATTGGCGTCCTTCCTGATTTTTTTTATTCTCTCACCAATTGTCATGTAATCACCTCTTCTAATATGTATTATAAATTATTATATAGCAAAAGTCAAGCGAATTTGTTGAAAAAATCAACAAAAAACGCTTGACTTTTGCTATTGAATAGCTTATAATTGTCTTGTAATCAACAAGCGGGTTACACCGCAGAAAGGAGCCTTTATGAAAAAGAAAATGCCAAATCCCGAAATGTACGGTTTGAAGCAAGAAGATGCCGACCGTGCCGAGCGAATTGTTGAGATGTGCAAAGGGATGAGCGAAGCCGACCTGACCAAGATGCAGAACGCGGCCAACGCAATCAAGCTAGTTCGCGGTTTGTCTGAAGCTGTCGGATCGTAAAGAGGATGTGATCCAATGATTAAATATAACTGGTATTTTAATCCGGACGAGCAAGACGTGGCCAAAAACAATGGCTATGATCTGGGCTTGATTGGCGATGCAGCCTGCAAGACGGAAAGCCAGGCAATCTGGCACGGCAAAAAGTGGATGAAAGAATCCCATCGAACCGGCACAATTACAGCAATTCCGGCAGAGGACAACCCGCCAATTTACATTTTGGATTATTAACAAAAAGAGGTGAGAGCATGGCAAACATCGGTTTTACAGCTCTTATAAAGAGCAAAGGTTATAACCAAAAAAGCCTTGCGGAAGAAACCGGCATTCCTCCCGGTGTGCTTTCCCACCGCATCAACAGCCGCGATATTTGGACATGGCCGGAAGTTAGTGCGGTATGTGCGGCGCTTGGCATTACTTATGACGAATTTGCCACATATTACCCGGTGGCGAATGTACGTAAATCGGAACCTGCACCAATCATCTCGCAAGCTGATCTGGAAGCGCTGAAAAGTCTGCGTGGTGCGCTTTCCGTGATATTGAAGGGAGCATGAAGAAATGAACACAACAAAAATAGCCGCCCCGGTGTTGCAGCACCGGAACGGCCAGACGAAAAAATTCATCAACTGTATTGTACCTCACGCGGTGAGAATTTGCAAGTGCTTTGCAAACTTTACTCTGCTGGGTTGTGCAATCGGTGCTGTTTGCGCCGTTGCCGGACTTGCCCAGGGCGGCGGGGCCGCATCTTTGGCCGGGCTTATTGCCTGCCTGCTGGGCGGCTGGGCCGCTATTACGCTGAGGGAGGGGCTGAACGATGACTGATCTTGACTTTCCAGGCTGCGGCGCGGCTGATGAATACGGCCACCCCATTATGTGCGAGGATTGCATTTGGGGCGAAACGTGCATTGATAGCACGATCAGAAAGGATGAAGATTGATAGATGGATAATGCGTTACAGGTTATCACGCTGAAACAGCTCCCGATTATTGAGGAGCATTTGCAGCTTGTGAAATCGGATGTTGAAACCCGCACGCGGAATGCTATACAGCTGGTTTGCACGGAAGAAACCCGCAAAGATGTAAAGAGCATCCGCACCGAACTGAGTAAGGAATTTGCAGAGATGGAAAACCAGCGCAAGCGGGTTAAAGAAGCCATCATGGAGCCGTACAACCAGTTTGAAGCGGTTTATAAGGAGTGCATCTCCGACCCGTACAAAAAGGCCGATGCCGAGTTGAAGCGCCGCGTTGATGAGGTCGAGACGGGCTTGAAAGCCGACAAGACAAAGAAAATTCAAAGCTACTTCGCAGAGCTTTGCAAGGCGAACAATCTGCCCTGGCTGCGCTTTGAGCAGATGGGCTTGAAGATTGGGCTTTCCACCAGCGTGAACGGCACCAAAACCGCACTTGCGAGTACCGTTCTTAGAATCTCAAATGAAGTTCTTGAGCTTTCCCGGTATGAGAATGCCGCTGAACTCATGGTCGAATACAAGAAATCGCTTAACATGGCGCTTGCATTAAGCACAATCCGCGCCCGGCAGGAACAGATCGAGCTGCAAAAGCAGTATGAAGCCCAGCGCCGCGCAACACTGGAACAGCAGCGGGCGGCAGAAGAAAAGGTTCAGCAGGCTGTTGCCGAAGCGCAGGAAACACAGCAGAGTGCTGCAGAACCGCCAATCGAAGAAGTTACCGCCCCGACAGAAGAAACGCCCACAGAAGCGCCCACAGCCGTGCAAGAGCAAGCACCGGCCACAATCTACGAAGTTAAATTTGCCGTTCGCGGAACTATTGCGCAGCTGAAAAAGCTGAAACAGTTCATCATGCAGGAGGGTATGAGCTATGACGACATCTAATCAGTTGGCACAGAAACCGAAGTTTTCCGTTGCGATCACGACACAGAACTACCAGAATCTAATCAATAACACGCTGCGCGACCCTGACCGCGCCCGCAGTTTCACTGCCAGCATCACGAGCGCTGTCGCTGTGAATCCGGCCTTGCAGGAATGCGACGCCGGTACGATTCTTGCCGGTGCGCTGCTGGGCGAAAGCCTCAACCTCAGCTCTTCCCCGCAGTTGGGTCAGTATTACCTTGTGCCATTCAAGCAGAAGGCCAAGTATGACAGAGACGGCAACATGATTCGCCCGGAAACCACCACCGCCACATTCGTGCTTGGTTACAAGGGTTACATTCAGCTGGCGCTGCGCAGCGGGCAGTATAAAGACCTCGATGTTATGGTCATCAAGCAGGGCGAGTACATGGGCAAAGACCCAGAAACCGGGAAAGCTCGGTTTAAGTTCATTGAGGACGATGATGTGCGTGATGCCATTCCGACAGTCGGTTACATGGCATTCTTTGAGTATTTGAACGGATTCCGCAAGGTGATGTATTGGAGCAAAGAAAAGATGATGACCCATGCAGACACGTTCTCCAAAGCGTTCAGCCGCAAAGGGTACGAAAATCTGCTGGCTGGAAACGTTCCGCAAAGCGAAATGTGGAAATATTCTTCTTTTTGGTACAAGAACTTTGACGACATGGCAAAGAAAACTATGCTTCGTCAGCTTATTTCCCGTTGGGGCGTCATGAGCATTGACATGCAGACTGCCCTTGAACACGACGATACCATCACGCATGAAAACGATGGACAGTTGATTGCAGAACGTGTCGCATCCTCAAAGGACGTTCGCCTTGAATCTGCTGCACAGCCCGCACCGCAGCTTGAACAGCAGCAGACGGAACAGGCGGTTGAAACAAAGACCGCCACTGCCGATCCGATGCAAATCGACTTGAGCAGCCTGTAAGATGGACTACAAGATAATTTCAACCGGAAGTCAAGGGAACGCCGTTCTTATTCAAAATTCAATATTGATTGATTGCGGCGTTCCATTTTCCCGGCTTGCAGACGATTACAAGAGCTTAAAGCTCGTATTGCTAACACATATCCACGGAGACCACTTCAACCCCGCCACGCTGCGCAAGCTCGCCAGAGAGCGTCCTACACTACGTTTTGCCTGTTGCGTGTGGTTATGTGCAGCCCTTGTGGATGCTGGCGTTAAAGCAAGCCAGATTGACGTAATAAGCACCGAGCGATGGTACATATACAACGGTCTGTGCCGGATAAAGGCGCAGGAAACCAAACATGATGTTCAGAATTGTTGCTGGCACATCGAATTGCCTAGTACACCTGTTGAGCGTTTATTCTACGCCACGGATACAAACAATCTGAACGGCATAACAGCCAAAGGTTATAATCTATACCTTGTCGAAGCGAACTACACGGAAGCGGATATTCAGGATCGCATCGCTGAAAAGAAAATCAACGGCGAGTATGTGTACGAAAAGCGCGTGATGCGCGAGCACTTGAGCAAGGAAAAAGCCGATGACTGGCTGTGTGCAAACATGGCGGCATATTCGGAATACATCTATATGCACGGCCATCAAGAAAAGGACAACTGAATTATGGACAAAGCCTATATCAAACTATGGCTCGATTACAGATGCTATTTTGAGACGCTCAGTGACGCTGAGGTGGGGCGCTTGGTGCGTGCGATGCTCGACTATGAGATAGACGGAGCAGCGCCAGAGTTCAGCGGGAGTGAGCGTATACTATGGCCTGTGATGAGAAGAAACCTTGATATCGACCATGAATTCCTTGAAAAACAGTCAAAAAACGGTTCCAAAGGCGGCAGACCTAAAAAAGCCAAAGAAACCCAACAAAACCCAGATAAACCCAAAGAAACCCAACAAAACCCAACAAAACCAAATATAGAAAATAGAAAGAAGATAATAGAAGATATATCTTTCGTATCTAACGATACTCAAGATATATGCAACGCTGAAAGCGTTGCTACGCGCAAGCGCGCACCTGCATACTCTGCAAAGAAAGCGATTGAGGATTATACACAGGATCCAGAATTGCGGGAGCTGCTGTTTGAATGGCTTGATAATCGCAAGAAGCAGCGTGCGCCGGAAACCAAAGGTGCTATTGGGCAGAATCTTGAAAAGCTGGCCGGAATGGCAGCTCAAAGCAACCTGAGCTTGCAGGACTACATGCGCGAGGTTGTGCGCAAAGGCTGGCAGGCGTTCTATCCGATACATGATGCACAGCAAGCAATGCCGCAGCGTCGGGCAGACGGGAGGGACTTTGATTGGCTGATGGGACAATGACAACCATGCAATACCCGATGCAATCCAGGTATTTGCAGCCGAAGCAAGAGGGCAAACACTACATCATGGGCTATATTGCCGCCCGCTGGCCTAATTTCGGCGCAGGGAAAAAGGCAGAGCAAAAGCGTCAAATGATTGCCGTATGGGAGCGGGATTTGGCGGATATTCCGCTTGCACTGCAAAAATCTGCGCTTGATGCAAAAGCAAGCGCGGGGCAACTGTTCCCGCCCTCTTCCCCGGCGGAACTACGCCGCTGGTGTGAGGAAGTGCAGCCATCTATGACGGCGCTTGACGTTGCTGTGTATCAGACAGCGATTGAATGTGATCTGCTGGACGCTGATTTTTGCAGGCGGCAAATTGAAAAATACCGCGCGGCACAAGCCGCAGGCCGCAACGCATATGCAGGATGGGAGGGATGATATGCGGAAAACAACGATTCCGACCCCTACCGAGGATGCAGAACAGATTGCCTTAATGCAGTGGGCTGAGATGCAATCCGGGAAATATCCACAGCTGAAAATGCTGTTTCACATTCCTAACGGCGGGAAACGCAATCCGCGTGAGGCGGCAAGATTTAAGCAGATGGGCGTGAAACCCGGCGTCCCGGATTTGTATTTGCCAATCAAGCGCGGTGAGTATTACGGGCTATTTGTGGAGCTGAAACGCCAGAAAGGCGGCATTGTAAGCCAATATCAGCGCTATTGGCTGCAAAATCTGCGCGCCGAAGGGTACGCCGCAGAGGTTTGCCGTGGCTGCAACGATGCGCAAGGCGTTATTCTGCGCTATCTGATAGGGCAATACAAGGAGCGTGAACTATGAATCAAATAAAAATCCTTATCGCCTGCGAAGAATCCCAGACGGTGTGCAAGGCATTCCGGGAAAGAGGATTTGAAGCATATAGCTGCGATATTCAAGAGCCGTCAGGTGGACACCCGGAATGGCACATCTTGGGCGATGCCCTGAAAGCTATTGAGGGGGGGCGAATCGTAACAATGGACGGCAAAACGCACGATATTGGAAAATGGGATTTGCTGATTGCACACCCGCCTTGCACATATCTTAGCAATGTTGCAACGCGTAGTTTTTCTTTGCGGTGCACAGCACCAGAAAAGGTGGTTGCACGGTGGGTTGAGAGGGCAAAAGGCGCGGTATTTTTCATGCGATTTTTCGCAGCAAACGCGGAGCGAATAGCGATCGAAAATCCCATAGGATTTATGAACACGGCGTATCGAAAACCAGACCAAACGATTCACCCATATATGTTCGCAAAATCTACAGAAGATACAGAAAATTACGTTACAAAAGCAACATCGCTTTGGCTGGTTAATCTTCCAGTGCTACATGGAACAGGGCTTCCAAAGCCTGACAACGCAGTATTGTTTGGCAGGCTGCCGAGCGGAAAAGCGCGGACGTGGGAAGATACTATCAGCCGTTCGGGAAAAGTCAGAAGCAAAACTTTTCCTGGCATCGCTGAAGCAATGGCCGAACAATGGGGAAATTACATCAGGAACGTAGATAAAAAATGACAGGAACACTATCCGCCCCATGTGAGCACTGCCCGGAACGCCACACGCTATGCCATAGCACTTGTGGAAAGTATCTGGCATACCGCACCAAGATGGATGACATTAGCAAGCAGCGCATGCAGGCGCAGGCATTGAACGAAGCGGATGTGCTCAGGGGAGACAAAATCCGGCGGGATGTGAGGAATCACGGCCTGCCGGGCCACAGGAGGAGATAAACATGAAAGCCAAAATACAGCTCCCGGCCTGTTACAAGAAAGAGGCGGAAGCTTATATTGCAAAGCTTGAAGCTGAATATGAAGAGACAAAAAACAATGAGGACAACCCATGAGAAAAGCCGGATTTAAGCGTATGCGGGGCGTGAAAGAAAATTACGTTCAAGACCGCCTGCGGCTGAAAAGGATATTCTGCACCAGCATTAAGCATGTGCGCTGGATGAAACGATATATCAACCGCGCACCGAGACACAAAGAGAAACGGGAGGATATGGATTATGACGACTGAAGAAATCAGCGAAATCTTGAAATTGCATAAAGCATGGATTAACGGAGAAAAGCACGGGAAAAGGAGAGTTTACCGGGTGGAAAAAATGCAAAAGTGATAGAATCGTAAAGCTAAAAATCCCGGAAGATGCAAGACGAAGCAGCGCATCACGGAGAAAATGCCGTTGCGACAAAGCAGAAGTGATTGAAATTACATCAATTGATGGAAAAGAAAAATATACGGAAGCGGTATCTGGTAGAGATGCTGATTTTGTGTACAAGGTTGGTGAAATGGTATCCGTTGACGATTTTTGCAAAAACCGCTGGGAAGAATGCGCAGCAGGAATCCACTTTTTCATGAACCGGAAAGAAGCGGTTGACTATTGGTTGTAAGGAGGAAATTGAAGTGAACAATAATTATTGCCCGATTCCGGGCGCAAGCCAGCCGAAAGAACAGCCCCAAACGATAGTGGAAAGAATCGGTGAGCCTGCATTTCTTGAACAGCTTGCAGAAGAGTGTTCAGAACTTGCGCAAGCAGCGTTGAAATCCGCGCGGAAGTATCGCGGTGAAAACCCAACGCCTAAAACAATTGACGAATGCTATGATGCTTTGCAGGAAGAAATTGCAGACGTGATGCTTTGCGTGAGCGAATATCTTGATTGTAAAGGGCCTGATTATCTTAATTGCGTCATGCTGACGAAACTCAAAAAGCATGAGCGCTGGGAACGGCGATTGAAGGAGGTAGGAAAATGAGCAAAGAACATGTGCGGCTGATTGATGCAAATGCACTTAAAAAGCGTGTTATAAAGGTAATGTTTCGTGATTGTCCAGAAAGTGGCGAGTTTTACGCAGTTGGAACTGGTGACATTGATATTATGCCCACCATCGACCCAGAGTCCCTGCGACCTACGGCGCATTGGGAAAACGAGGAAGATTTCAACGGTGACCCCGTTGTTTGGTTCTGCTCCGCCTGTAAGGAAAGATTTTTTCTATATGATGGTACGCCAGAAGAAAACGATTATAAATATTGCCCATATTGCGGTGCAAGGATGGTGAACGAAGATGAATAACCCGGTAAAAATCATTGATAAAGCATGTATGAGTTACATAATCGACCACCAAAAGGAGAAAAGCGGTATGGAAAGTGAAAAAAGAGGGAAAGACGCATGACAGTATTTGACGCAAACTGCATCTACACAATCAAATGCCTGGCCCTTGTGTTTGTTGTGGCCCCATGCGTGCTCTTTGCGGGAGGCATGCTGATCTGTGGGCTGATGTGGTGCGGGCTGCGCATCACCCGTGCGCTGCACCTGCGGCTGCTGGGCCTGCCGCGGTGTGGGCGTTGCCGCTACTGGGCCACCGTACAGTGCCCACTGTACGGCCGCAATACGCCGGATGATTTTTGCAGCCGCGGTGAAAGGTGGGGTGGCTGATGGATATCCTGCTTTCGATCATCGGCAGTGCTGTTCTGGCCGCGCTGCTGTCCGCCGCCTACACCGCCGGGGTCTACGCCGGGAAAGCCGCTGCCCACCTGGACGAGGACGACGAACCGAAGATCTACATGGATCACACGCATGGAGGTGATGAACCTTGAAATATGTTGATAGGCCGTGCGCTTTCTGTGGAAAAATGATGAAAGGTGTCGCGGCTTCCAGAATGTATCATCCGGGATGCCTAAATGCCAGCCGCAGAGAACGATACAAAAAGAAAATGCTGGAAAAGGCACAAATACAGGAAAAGCCAAAAGAAAACAAGACTACAAAGGCAACAAAGCCCGCACCTAAAATTAAACAAATCACTGATCCTTGTGAATCGTGCAGATGGAAAACGGGCGGGGCTTGTGTATTGCCTCGATGCTTAAAAAGAGTTGAACAACGGCGAAGGGAGGAATTAGCAAGTGCAATCCGAGAACGAAAGAAAGCAGAAATGGCTTTGGCGTTATCAGAACAGCCGCAGAGCGGAAGCACGGATAAGAAAACAGATTCTTGATGAAATGGACAGAGCAACGGCAACCACAAAAGCCCTTTCCCCTGTTGTGGTATCCGGGGGCAGCGGAAATAGCAAAATCGAAGAAGCCGTTGCCATTATGCAAGAACGCCAACAAAAACTATATGCCCAGTTGATAGAAACCGAAGTAATCCGCAGCGAGATAGAAAAGGCCATTGGCTCCATTCCAGCAGGCTTGATGCAGGATATCTTACACGAAAGATACATCGTTGGGACGCCTTATTGGTGGATGATTGCCAACAACTTGCACATCTCCGAGAAGTGGGCACGGGAAAATCACAGAAAGGCTATTGATGCCTTAAAAATCTAAAAGAGTGCCGTTTAGTTCCGTTTCCACATGTTAAAATTGTTACGATGAAAGTTCAAAAAGAACTTCATACTCCCCTTATTTGTCTCTTTCCAAAAAGTATTCGCCGGTGGGTGATGGAAACCGGCGAATATCTTGTTGCAATAGCTCAATCGGAAGAGCACCCGGCTCATAACCGGGCGCATGTGGGTTCAAATCCCTCTTGCAGCACCAGAGTACGCTTAGCGGTGTACAACCGGCACTATGTGGGCCGTTATCAGCCATATAGAGCTTGACAGGGCTTACCTTGTCCGCTGCGCCTGTCAGGATGTCAAGCGCTTGGCAGGCGATATATACCGTATAGCCATATTTAAGGGCGCTGCGTTCCGAAGCAACGGCGCGGCGGAGGGTGCAAGGCCACCATACGGAACCAGATGCAAGGTAGCGCCTTGCTGTGTGAGCGTGCGCGGTATACCTCACAAATGATGACAATGGTCGTGCGAACGGCAAGCCGCACATGCTGTTATAGCTCAATGGTAGAGCAGCCGCCTTGTAAGCGGCAGGCTACTGGTTCAAGTCCAGCTGGCAGCTCCAAGGCCGATGATACAGGTAAAAGATTCAGCCGGGACGCTGGACTGAAGTTCCCTGTTAGGCAATCCCTGCACACCTCTCTTTGATGTGTCCCATGCAGGGCTTTTGATGATATGTTCCCGACATTTACGCCGGTAAGTTGCGGTTTAGTTTTAAGTTTCGCGCAAGTTGTAAAAATACAACCGTGAAACGTGCAATTTTAACTTGACTGTAATTTGCTTATACGCAGTCATAGCTTAATAACGTTGGAAAAGCAGCGCCTGTGGGTGCCGTTGCAGGTTCGAGACCTGCTGACTGCTATTGCTGGGTCGCTCCCACCGGTGAAAGCCCGGCGCAGGCAAAACGCGATAGATAGCATTACCCAGCGGTGACATATAAAAAACCGCTCGACATCTGCTTGTGCGGACTGCGTTACTGACGCAGTTACGCATCGTCGGAACCCATTACATCAAAGCAGACGTGCGTACAGCAGGCACGTTAAACACTGACTGTATGCAGGCGTACCATCACGCGCATAGCACTGGATGCCGCCTGTTACGTTGCAAAGCCTGCTACTTTGCAACGGGTGAGACCGGCACAGCAGAAACCGGTAGTGCGGGAACGCGCTTTCCTCCGGCGCAAAGGGGTTTAGGGGGAATCAAGCTCATGCAAACGCATGGGTTTTTTGCTTTGCATAAAGGAGAATATTATGCAAGTTGTGATGAAATCGCTGGAAGAAATCCAGCCATACTCAAAAAACGCAAAAAAGCACGATGCAAGGCAAATCAAAAATGTTGCCGAAAGCATCAAGCAATATGGTTTTGTGCAGCCGGTTGTTGTGGACAAAAACAACGTTATTGTAATCGGTCATTGCCGCGCATTGGCTGCAAAAAAGCTGGGAATCAAAGAAGTACCGTGCGTCTGTGTGGACGATTTGACACCGGAACAAGTCGATGCGCTGCGGCTGGTGGATAACAAGAGCAACGAGAGCGACTGGGACTTTGACCTGCTGAAAGATGAACTGCCGGAGCTGGATTTGTCGGCGTTTGATTTTGATTGGGGGCTCCCAGAAGAAGCGACAGAAGAAGTTGTAGAAGACGATGCGCCGGAGGTGGATGAAAAATCCGAGCCAATAACAAAAAAAGGTAACATTTGGCAGCTTGGCAGACACAGGGTTATGTGCGGCGACAGCACAAAAAGCGACGATGTAAGCGCTCTTATGGGGGGGCGTCTTGCAGACATGTTGCTTACAGACCCGCCGTATAATGTCAATTATGGTTCGGTGAGAGATGTAAGCGAAGCAGTGAAAAGGCATCGACGCACGGATGGGTTGATGATAAAAAACGATAACATGGACGATGATTCGTTCAGGAAATTCTTAACGGACGCATTTACGAGTGCAAACGAAGCGTTAAAGCCGGGCGCGGTTTTTTATATATGGCACGCAGATAACGAAGGGTACAACTTCAGAGGCGCGTGCAGGGATATAGGGTGGAAAGTTAGAGAATGCCTTATTTGGAATAAAAATACTTTCTGTATGGGACGCCAGGATTACCAGTGGAAACACGAGCCGTGCTTGTATGGATGGAAAGATGGCGCGAGCCATTTGTGGGCAAGCGATAGAAAGCAAACGACCGTTATGAATTTCGACAAGCCGAGCAAGAGCGAGTTACACCCAACAATGAAGCCCGTTGCCCTTTTTGATTACCAGATCAAAAATAATACAAAAGGCGGAGACATCGTGCTCGATTTGTTCGGCGGAAGCGGAACCACAGTTGCTGCGTGCGAACAGAACGGGAGAAACGCTTATGTTATGGAGCTAGATCCTAAATACTGTGATGTGATTGTAAAGCGATGGGAAACCCTGACAGGGAATAGGGCGGTGCTGTTAAATGACAATTAAAGAAGCGCGAAAAATAATCGAAAAGACAGACAGCCCGTACTTAAAAAGGGACATGCAGAAATTCATTCAACGCCAAAAGAAAAAGGAGGGCGTTTATGGCAAAAACAGGACGCCCGAAAAAAGAGATCGATCAAGACCGCTTTGAAAAACTATGCGGGTTACAGTGTACAAAAGAAGATATATGCGATTTCTTTGGCGTAACGGACAAAACGATTGATGCGTGGTGCAAAAGGACATACAAGGAGAGTTTTTCCGTAGTTTTTAAGCAAAAGCGAGGAAAGGGAAAATGCTCTCTGCGCCGGTACCAATTCGCCCTTGCCCAAAAAAACGCAAATATGGCAATTTGGCTCGGCAAACAGTATCTGGGGCAGAAAGACGAGCCTGAACAGCAGGCAGACAGCGGGGTGCAAATCATAGATGACTTGTAACAGATTATCGGCTATGGTTTCCCCTTGCTTTTGGGAAGCCCACCACGAAATCAAGGCGGGCAACGTAAAAGAGCTGCTTGCCAAGGGGGGACGCGGCTCTACCAAATCAAGCTATATCAGTATAGAGCTGATTTTACAGCTGCTCAAGCATCCGCAATGCCACGCAGCAGTGTTCCGCAAGGTCGGAAACACACTGCGCACAAGCGTTTATGCGCAAATCGTCTGGGCAATCAATGAGCTTGGTTTGCACGACCATTTTCGCTGCACTGTCTCCCCTATGGAATGCACCTATTTGCCAACTGGGCAAAAGGTGCTTTTTTTCGGCGTTGATGACCCCGGCAAGGTAAAGTCAATCAAAGTTCCGTTTGGTTATATCGGCATCTGCTGGTTTGAAGAACTAGACCAGTTTGACGGGGAAGAGCAAATCCGAAACATTGAACAATCCTGCCTGCGCGGTGGTGACTGGTTCATCACGTTCAAGAGCTTCAACCCGCCTGCAATGGCGCGGAACTGGGCAAACGGGTACGCTCTTAAAGCGCGGGCGGGAAAGCTGATACATCATTCCACCTACAAGACAACGCCCGCAGAATGGCTCGGAGAGCGGTTCCTGGCAGATGCTGAATATTTGCAGCGCACAAACGAAACGGCCTACCGCCACGAGTATCTGGGCGAGGTAGTCGGCAGCGGCACGGCGGTATTCGAGAACCTGAAAATTCAACAAATCGCAGACGAGCAGTTGAAAACATTCGACCGTATCAAGCGCGGCGTTGACTGGGGATGGTACCCTGACCCGTGGGCATACAATGCAATGCACTATGATGCAGCGCGGCGCACGCTGTACATCTTTGATGAGCTTACACGGCGTAGAACAAGCAACAGGGACACTGCGCAGCTGCTTTTGGATAAAGGGTTGACGCGCGAGGACAAAGTATGCGCGGATAGCGCTGAGCCGAAATCCATTGCGGACTATAACAAGTACGGCGTGAAAACATTCCCTGCCCGTAAAGGGCCGAAGTCGGTGCGATACGGCACAAAGTGGCTGCAAATGCTGGAAGCTATTGTCATCGACCCGGAACGTTGCCCGGACACAGCAAAAGAGTTTAGCGAGTACGAGTACGAGCGAGACGCGAAAACCGGGGAAGTTTTGGAGGGGTATCCAGACATCAACAACCATCACATTGACGCTGTGCGTTATGCAATGGAAAGCACAGCGAACAAGGCGGGAGACACCGCCGAAACCAGATACAAGAGCATTTTCGTGTAAAGGCGGTGATAAGACGTGAAAACATACCAAGATTTTGCGGCGGTTGGCGAGGACGAAAAGGCCCGCATGAGTTTCATCCTGGGCGCAATCAATGAGTATAAGGCCGACCATAGCACACGCCTTGCAGCGAACGCCAACAAGTATTACCACGGAGAAAACCCTACAATCAACAAATACGAGAAAATCATCTACGACTTGCAGGGCAAGGCGCACCGTGACATGTACACGGCAAATCACAAAATAGCAAGCAAGTTCTTTGGCTTTGTCGTAGACCAAGAAGTTTCGTATTTGCTTGGCAACGGCGTTTCATTTCAAAAGCCTGAGACAGAAAAGGCGCTGGGTGCGACGTTTGACGAAGATATTATGGACGCTGCCCGCCATGCTTTGATTGACGGGCAGTCTTTCGTGTTTTGGAATCTCGACCATGTACAGGTGTTCGCAGCAGAGGAATTTGTTCCTCTGTACGACGAGGAAGACGGCTCCATGAAAGCCGGAATCCGTTTCTGGCAGGTGGCAGACAATAAGCCACTGCGCGCCACGCTGTACGAGCTTGACGGGTACACAGAGTATCAAAAGCCCAAAAGCGATGATATGGCGATTCTCAAGCCAAAACGCGCTTACAAGCTGAAGCTGCGCACCAGCGAGGCAGACGGCACAGAAATTTATGACGGTGAAAATTATCCAGGATTTCCCATTATCCCGCTAAAAAACGGCGAGCAGGCCCACAGCGAGTTACAGGGGCGACAGAATACCATTGACGCGCTCGACCTTGCCAGCAGCAACATGGTCAACAACGTGGACGAGGGAAACCTGATCTACTGGGTTTTGACCAACTGCGGAGGCATGGACGAGCAGGACGATACAAAGTTCATTGAACGTCTGAAAACGACCCATGTCGCCCATGCTGACGGTGACGAGGGCGCGAAGGCCACGCCACAGAGCATCGAGGCGCCGTTCCAAGGCACGCAGGCGACTATTGATATGCTTACCAAAAAGCTATACGAGGACTTTCAGGCCTTTGATTCTGCGGCTGTCAGCGCTGGCAACCAAACTGCAACGGCTATCAAGGCCAGTTATGTGCCACTAGACCTGAAAACGGACAAGTTTGAAAGCTGCGTGACGCGCTGCATCAAGGGCATTTTGGCGGTTGCCGGGCTTGATGACGAGCCAACATATACGCGCAACCAGATTATCAACAAGCAGGAAGAAACGCAGACCGTGATGCTGGGCGCGGAATACTACGATGATGAATACATCACCAAAAAGCTGCTGACTATTCTCGGCGACGCAGACCAGTTTGAAGAATTGATGCGCCGCAAGGCTGCCGAGGAGATAGACCGTACAATTATCAACTTGCCACCTAACGAGCCGCAGAACCAGCCGGGAGAGGGAATGAACGGCAATGGTGAGACCTGATTACGCCCACAAACTGACGGATGAACAGCTCGCCGATCTGGAACAGCGCATCGCAAAGCTGTACAAAGAAGCTGCTGACGAATTGACCGACACGGTGAAAGCCTATTTTGAACAGTTCGAGAAGCGTGATGCAGCCATGAAAAAAAAGCTCGATGCAGGCGAAATCACCGAACAGCAGTACAAGCAATGGCGGCTTGCGCAGATTGGGCGCGGCAAGCGTTTTGAAGCCCTGCGCGATAAAGTGGCAGAAAGATACACCGATGCCAATGCAACGGCTGTGGCATACGTCAACGACGCCACGCCGGGCATCTACACGCTGAACAGAAATTATGCAGCTTACAAAATCGAGCAGGTAAGCGACAGCGCAGACTTTGCGCTATGGGACGAACAGACGGTCAGACGTCTGATCGTGGAACAGCCTGACCTTATGCCGTACTACCCGCCAAAGCGTGCGTTACAGCGCGGCATTGATTTGAAATACGGCAAGCAACAGATTACAGCCAGCGTCACAAGCTCCATTCTGCAAGGCAAAGGCATCGGCAAAATTGCGGATGACCTGCAAAGCCGTATGCAGGACATGAACCGCACGAGCGCCATCAGAACGGCACGAACAGCAGTCACAGGAGCACAGAACGCGGGGCGGCTAGATACTTACCGTGCAGCGCTGGATATGGGCATAAAGCTCAAAAAACGCTGGCTGGCAACGCTGGACAAACGCACACGCCATGCGCACGCAATGCTTGACGGCCAGATAGTAGACGTTGACAAGCCGTTTAAGGTTGACGGTTATGAGCTTATGTATCCGGGCGACAGTTCCGCGCCGGGTTATCTTGTGTATAACTGCCGATGCACCCAAATTGCAGAGGTTGACGGTGAAGACACTAGCAGCGGCGGCAGACGCGCTATTGACCCGGAAACGGGGGAATCTGTGCTTGTAAAAGATATGACCTATGCAGAGTGGGCGGGATGGAAAGAGAAAACATCGCCTACTCCAAGAGCGGCATTTTCCAGCTTTGCGAATATTCAAAACGTTGCCACTGTCAAAACTCTAAAGACGATAAAAGAACGATACGAAGCGGCCCCTGATGCGGTAAAGAAAATATGGGATAAATGTTCGTCTCAATTCAAAGCTCCCGTGATTGATGGTACACCGCTTGGCGGCGCGTATAATCCATCCGACAGGGCAGTCCATTTCGATAAAATAGAAACTGCTTTCGGCTCAAACAGCTATAAAAAAGCGTGTACAACATTTTTTCACGAATATGGGCATAATATAGACCATATACTGGGGGAGAATGGCTTTTATAGCACGGAATACAAAGATGGTATCCTTGGCAAAACGATAAATAGAGAGTGTGAGGAAACATATACAGATTTCTGGCTCAAGGTGAATAATAAAACTGTATATGAAATCATAAAGGATAAGCAAAACGGCGCTGGCGGGATGGGAATATCCGGTTACATGAAAGAAGCAATAAAAGGCAGTGTTCCAAAAGACGAATACAGGAAATTGAGGAGAATCATAAATGATTCTGCTGATTCAGATGAAATTTTAAGACCGCTGTTTGACAAGTATTGCAATCAAAGCGCAAAACATGATATACTTGATGTAATATCAAAAGATAAAGAAACTGCAAAAAAATTCTGCGATACCGTTGTCAGAAATTATAATGATGTCGAGAGATATTCTGTATCTGATATGTATGAGCGTTTTATGCTTGACAAATTCGGCATTGGACAGCCGTTTGGCTCTGGACATGGAACGTATTACAACAACAATAAAGACTATGGCGTGTGCGTTGAGACCTTTGCTGAAATGGTGGAGGCATCTTGCGGAAACGATGACTCATTAAAAACAATTAAAAAGTTCTTCCCTGAATCGTATGATGTTTTTTTGGAAATGCTTAGAGAGGCCATGCAATGAGTAATTTGATAGATGAGCTTTTGAGTATGCCGCCGGCAGAAAAAAGTGCGGAGGAAATTGAGCTTGAAAAAGCAAGAGATGAGTACGAAAAACATTTTGGAGAAAAATATGGTATTGGATGGGGATTTGAAAACCAACCAACGCATGAAGAAGAAGTAAAAGCAATATATCGTTGCATCAATACAAACACTCGACAAAAAAGAGCCACATACAATCCTAATCTAGTATACTAACGTGAAAATACAGTTTGAAGACCATAGTGACGAGGTATTGGAAGCGCTGGAATCCGCTTGCCAGCGGGCGCTGGAAAAATGCGGGATGGTAGCTGAAGGGTATGCTAAAAAGCTATGCCCAGTGGACACTGGCAATCTGCGTAACAGCATTACCCATATGGTAAACGACGGCGAAAAAGCTGCGTATATCGGAACAAACAGCGAATACGGCGTATATGTAGAGTGCGGAACTGGCATATATTACCCTGGCGGCAGACAAACACCGTGGACGTATCAAGACAAAAAAGGTGATTGGCATCTGACACACGGGCAACGCGCAAAACCTTACATCAAGCCCGCAGTGGCAGACCATGCCGCGCAGTATAACAGAATCATAGAACAAGAGCTGAAAGGCAAATAAGCCTCTCGGCTCTTTTTATTAGTGGTAATTGCAAATTTTGCAACTGCCACTTTTTTATACCCAAAAAATGTTTCCTTTCAAATTATCCGAAAAGAAACGTTTTTACAAACTTTTTGCAAAAACAGCGAAGCACTGCTGTTTTGAATAAATAAAACTCAAATGGCGAAGAACCGCCACCGAAGAAAAGGAGAGAACCCCCATGGCAAAATTTACACGCGCTGAAATCCGTAAAATCATTGGCGAAAGCTGCACTGACGAAATCGAAAATCAGCTGGTGGCGCTCCATCTTGGAGTAGTTGACCCGCTGAAAGATGATGTCACGCGGTATAAAGCCGATGCAGAAAAGCTGCAGGGCGTTCAGAAGGAGTTGGACGCCCTGAAAGCGCAGGGCGACGGCGGCTACAAGGCTAAGTATGAAGCAGAGCACAAGGCTTTCGGGGAATACAAGGCCAACGTAGATGCTGAAAAAACGACGGCTGCCAAAGAAAAGGCACTGTCCGACATCCTGCTGAAAATCGGCATTTCTGAAAAGCGGGTTTCGTCTGTCGCACGGCTGGCAAAGGGAGATGGCTTGCTGGACAAGCTGGAACTGGACGATAAAGGCGCTATCAAAGACGCTGCTACGCTTGAAAAGAGCCTCAAGACCGATTATGGCGAGTACATCACTAAGAGCAGCACCAAAGGCGCAGACACGTCTACTCCCCCCGCCAACAATGGCGGAAAGGCCCTGACGCGGGAGGACATCTACAAGACGGACGACAAAGGCCGCTATGTACTGTCCACCGCAGAGCGTCAGGCTGCGCTTGTAAACCTTATGCAAAACGAATCTGACGATTAACAGAAAGGAGCCAAAATATGGCTGCAAAAACTAACCTGACTACCGCCGCCCAGATTACTGTCAACGCCCGCGAGGTTGACTTTGTCACCCGCTTTGGCAAGAACTGGGACGCGCTGCGCACCATCATGGGCATTATGCGCCCCATCCGCAAGGCCCCCGGCACGAAGCTGGTCTCCTATGAGGCCACTGTTGACGGCACTCTGGCTGGCGGTACGTCCGTTGCCGAGGGCGATGAGATTCCGCTGACCAAGATGAAGGTAACGCCCAAAACCTACGGCGACATTGAGATTGCCAAGTATGCTAAGAGCGTATCCGTTGAGGCAGTCGCCAAGTACGGCGCAGAAGTTGCCGTTGAAAAGACCGACGAGGCGTTCCTTGTCGCCCTGCAGAACAAGGTTCTGGGCGACTTCTACACCTTCCTGAACACTGGATCTCTGGCTGTAGCTGCTACCACTTGGCAGCAGGGTCTTGCTCTGGCAAAGGGCAACGTGCTGGACAAGTTCGCCAGCATGGACCGTGATGTTACCGAGGTTGTCGGCTTTGCCAACATTCTGGACTTCTACGGCTATCTGGGCGACAAGGAAATCACCACGCAGACCGCCTTCGGCCTGACCTATGTTCAGAATTTCATGGGCTACTCTACCCTGTTCCTGCTGCCCGCAAAGTACATTGCCCGCAACAAGGTCATTGCCGTCCCTGTTGAGAACATCGACCTGTATTACATCGACCCCGCCGACAGCGATTTCGCCAAGCTGGCCTTGAACTATACCGTCTCTGGCGAAACCAACCTGATCGGTGTGCATGTTGACGGCGACTACAGCCGCGCAACTGGCGATATGTACGCTCTTATGGGCATGAAGCTGTGGGCAGAGTACCTGGACGGTATCGCAGTTGCCACCATTACGCCCGCAGAAACCAAGAGCGCAGAAACTGTCAAGGCAGTAAAGTAAAAAAGAGGGAGTGCAATGCTTGAAGAATTGATGCGGGAGTGCCGGAACTGGTTTGTAGCCCCGAACGGCGTACACCTGGGCACGTTTACCATCGAAGACGGCAGCATTGCGCTGCCTTTTTTAGTTATTGGGCAATATTTCCGCATTATCGGGAGCACGTTCAACGATGGCGTGTACCAGTACGGTACTGGCGGCTTGACCGATGAAACGTTTGACGGTGCCGTGTGGGCGCTGGCTGTGCCCGCTGCCTTTATTTCTCTGGTTGAGGATGTGGAAGCATGGCGAGACAAGTATGAGAGCGCTGCAAACAGCCCGTTTCAAAGCGAGAGTTTTGCAGGGTATAGTTACACCAAATCGAGCGCAAACAGCAATTCTGGCGGCTCTGTGACGAGCTGGCGAGGTGTGTTTGCGTCCCGGCTGAACAAATGGAGAAAGATATGAGCCTGTTAGATGATTTTTCGCACAGCTGCATCATTATGGACAAGCGGACAAAGCCTGACGGCGAAGGCGGCTATGCTACCGAGTGGAGTGAGGGCGCAGAGTTTGCGAATTACGTTGCATTGGACAGCAGTCTTGAAGCACGGCAGGCCGAAGCGCAGGGTGTGACTAGCGTGTATACCGGCATTGTGCGGAAAGATGTGCCCATCGAGTACGGAAGCGTGTATAAGGACGTGACGACCGGGACATATTTTCGGGTCACGAGCCGCCCAGAAGAAAAGCAAGCCCCGGCAAGCGCTTCCCCAATGCTGAACGGCCTAAAAAGTTTTACGGCTGAACGATTGTGGGGTGGATTGCCGACATGACAAAGGGCGCTGCATTACAGCAGTTTTTCGGGCAATTTATGACCGCTTACGCCACAAACGCCGTGCCGGATGATGTGACGCTTCCCTACCTGACCTATGATGCCGTGTTTGACGCATGGGGCGGTGGGGCGGTATCGCTGACGGTCAACATGTGGTTCCATACCACGAGCGAAGCGGTGCCCAACGCAAAGGCGCTTGAGCTTTCTGATGCGCTGGGCATTGGAGGCGTGACGCTGCCGGTAGATGGCGGCTTGATTTGGCTAAAACGCGGCTCCCCGTTTTGCCAGGCGCTGGCAGATGACACAGACAAAAACATAAAACGGCGGTACATCAACGTGACCGCCGAATTTTTATGCCTAAATTGAGGTGAAAGCATGAAATTTACTCGTATCCCCGAATCGGCGTTCAAAGAACTGGTCTTGAACGCGGGCTATCTTGCAACTACGTTTGACCCGACTGCCGGTACTGCGCCGGAAGAAAGTGCGCTGCTGGGCGCTACGACCGGCGGCATCAACTTTTCTGCCGTTCCCAGCTTTGCCGACTTCGGCGAAGACATCGACAACTGCCCCAAGAACATGAAAGAGCTGAAGCAGATTGAATCTTGGGATGTCAAGTGCAGTGGCACTTATGTTTCTGCATCCTCTGCTAATGTAAAAAGTATGCTTGGCGCAGCAGAGGAAACAACCACTTCCAAGGTTTCCAAAATCACGCCGCGCAACGACCTGAAGGACAGCGACTTCACGGATTTGTGGCTGCTTTGCGACTATTCGGACAAGCACGGCACTACGAATGGCGGTTTCTGCGCCATCCACATGCTGAATACGCTGTCTACCGGCGGTTTCAGCTTGCAGACCGGAGACAAAGCAAAAGGCCAGATGAGCTTTGAATACACGGCGCACTACTCCATTACCTCGCAGGACACTGTGCCGTGCGAGGTCTATATCAAAGCGGGAGAGGATGAGGCCTGATGCGGATTTTTTCGGAACTTAGCACTGATGAAGCGCTGGAAGTTGTTTTGCAAATCGCGCAGCCCATCACAAACCTGATCGAAGATGAAGCGCTTGTGAAAGAAATGCAGGAAACGATGCCGAAGGGAGAAACGACCATCATTGCAATGAAACGTTTCGGCCTTGCGAAAATCGTTAAGATGCTGAACATTGCGTTAAAGCAGCACCGAGAGGATGTATACGCAATCCTTGCACCGTTCAACGGCCTGACGGTGGAAGAAATCGGCAAACAGAATTTTCTTATCACCTGCAAGCAAGCTGCCGACCTGCTGAACGATAAAGGTTTTGTTGATTTTTTCAAATCGTATCTCGGTGGCGGGCAGAACAAGTAATCCCTGTACTGCTGAAAATGCCGAAACTGGGCGCAAAAGCGCTTGTGTCGGCGCTGCCTTACGCGTTAAAAGCTGATTATGAAGAGCAGCTGTACAAGGTGTACATGACTGACAGTGCGTGGAGCCTTGTGGTAGCTGTGACAGGCGCAGAGAACAGGCCAGCGAGATATATTGAAATTATCCACCCGCCCAAAGTGGATACAAGAACGCCGGAACAGGTGCAGGCGGATTTCAAAGACTTTGCGGCGCGGCATGGGTTGAAGACAAAAGAACGGCAGGAGGTGAGCGAGTAAGTGGACGTATTTGACCTTTTTGCTAAAATCACGCTGGATTCCAGCGAATACGAGAAAAGCTTGAAAAATGCGAAAAGCAGCGCAAGCGGATTAACGGGACTGTTCGGAAAGGTTGGTTCTGCCGCTTCAACAGTTGGCAAAGGCATCTTTACCGTTGCTACGAACGTTGCGAAAGTATCCGTTGCCGCTACTACAGCAGGCGCGGCGGCGGTCTCGACGCTAACAGGACTTGCAATTAACAGTTATGCAGATTACGAGCAGCTTGTAGGCGGCGTGGAAACGCTGTATAAAACCAGCGCCGATAAAGTTCGGCAGTATGCAGCCGATGCGTACAAAACGGCTGGGCTTTCGGCAAACGAGTACATGAACACCGCAACTACCTTTGCAGCCGCGCTTGTGTCTAGTCTGGGCGGCGATACGGAACAAGCGGCAGAGCTTGCAAACACTGCCATTTCGGATATGTCCGATAATGCGAACAAGATGGGTACGAATATTTCGTCCATCCAAGATGCGTATAACGGTTTTGCCAAGCAAAATTATACTATGCTTGATAACCTGAAGCTCGGCTATGGCGGCACAAAAACCGAGATGGAGCGCCTGATTGATGATGCCAACAAGCTCAACGCTGCCCAGGGAAAAGCTACCAATTACACCATTGACAGCTATGCGGACGTTGTGAGCGCGATTCATGACGTCCAAAACGCAATGGGCATTACTGGTACGACAGCTAAAGAAGCATCCACAACGATTCAAGGGAGTATAAATGCTACAAAATCCGCATGGTCAAATCTTGTAACTGGAATTGCCGACGATAATGCTAATTTTGAGCAGCTTATCAGCAACTTTGTGGATAGCGCAACTACAGCGGCAAGCAACATCATCCCCCGCATAGAAGTCGCCCTGAACGGCGCTGCTAAGCTGATAGAGAGCCTTGTCCCGCCTATCATGGCAGAGTTGCCCAGCTTGATTGAAACTGTCCTGCCGCAACTGGCGCAGTCTGCCGTGAACATTGTGCAGACACTTGTTACGGGAATCAGCGCAAACGCGGCGCAACTTATTGATTCGGCAATTCAGATTATAACTGTGCTGTGCAACGGCATCTATCAGATGCTGCCGACCGTTGCACAATCGGCCTTGGAAATCGTATTAACGATGGTTTCAAAGCTGAATGAAAACTTGCCGCAGATGCTTGACACTGCCGGACAAATGCTGATTGCGTTTGTAAAGGGCGTTTCGGAACACTTGCCGGACGTTATGCTTGCCGCTGCATCTATCGTGGAGACCCTGTTGACCTACTTTGTGCAGCATTTGCCGGACATTGTAACTGGCGCAATGCAGATGGGCGACGCGGTTATTGATGGCATTATTGACGGCATTTCGGCAGCTTGGAACAGCCTTGTCAGCTGGTTCAATGGTTTGTGGGACAGCCTGTTCGGGAACCGCTCTGTTAATGTGGATGTCAACAGTAGTGGCAGCAACCACAGCCACGCGGGCGGCTTGGACTATGTGCCATATAACGACTATGTTGCAAATCTGCACAGGGGCGAAATGGTGCTGACGGCGCGGGAAGCAAAAAATTACCGTAATGGCGGAAAAACTGGCGGTGATATGGTGTTCCAGATCAGCATTAACGGCATGCAATTTACGAATGTTTCTGACATGGCCCATGCGCTGGCAAATGATATTTCCCACGAATTGGAAGCACAGACACGCAGAAAGGCGGCGCTGTATGGATAAAAAGTTCTGGCTGGACGGCGCTTGCAGCCTGGATGCGGGGATTCGGCTGCAAAATGAGCTGACTTTTGGGCAGGCAACGCCGCGAGTTACGGTTACAAGTATACCGGGCCGCAGCGGTGACCTGCACATGTGGGATGGCAGCTACAGCAACGTTACCGGAACGGCAAAATGCTATGCGCTGGATGCAAACGAGGTTGCAGAACTGCTGCCTGGAATTGCAGAGTTTTTGTGCGGGGAAACTATGGGATACCGGAGGCTTGAAACGGAAGAAGAACCGGATATATACCGCATGGCGCGGGTAGAAAATCTCCCTGAGACGGAAATACGGGCAAAAAGACTTGCACCGTTTTCCGTCTCTTTTGATTGCAAACCGCAGAAATACTACAAATCAGGTGAACAATCTGTTACGGTTGCAAATGGCGGCACATTGAAGAATCTTACAGGACGCCCCGCGCTGCCGCTTGTTAAACTGACGTTGACCGGAGACGCGAAATTGCAAATCGGTACAACACAAATTGCGATTACTGGGTATACGGGAAGTATGGTCCTTGATTGCGAACTGCAAGATGCCTATAAGGACGGCGAAAACTTGAACCAATACATTACGGCACCAAGTTTTCCTACACTTGGCGCTGGAACAACACAAATCAGTTGGACAGGCGGAATCAGTAGTTGCGCAATCACGCCAAGGTGGTGGACACTATGATACCAAGATATTACGATGGCACTGCTGACATCAAGGGCAATGGCGTTGGGGCATTGAGGGACTGCATCAGCTGCACAATAACAGAAGAGCGCAATGGCAGCTACGAGCTTGAAATGGTCTATCCTGTCGGCGGGCAGCATTATGATGCGCTGGCGCTGCGGGGGTTGATCAAAGCACAACCAAATCCGTATGCAGAAGAGCAGCTGTTCCGGGTATACCAGATCAGTCGCCCGATCAATGGGCAGATAACGGTTAATGCTGCACATATCAGCTACGATTTGAGCGGCATCCCGGTTGCCCCATATACAGCATCGACAGCGGCACAAGCACTGGACAGAATTAAAAGCCAGGCAACGGTTGATTGCCCGTATGAATTTTGGACGGACTTGACAACCACTGCTAACTTTGCGGCGAATGTGCCAAGCAGCTTGCGCAGCCTGTTGGGCGGCATAGATGGCAGCATATTGGATGTATACGGCGGAGAATACGAGTGGGACAACTACACCGTAAAGCTCCACAGCAAACGCGGCACAGACAGGGGCGTAAGCATCCGTTACGGCAAAAATTTGACGGATATCACGCAGGAAGAAAATTGCGAAAGCGTCTATACCGGCGTGTACCCTTACTGGGTGGACAACGATGGGAACGTTAAGCAGATAAGCGCCTCGCCCATTGTAGATGTGCCTGACAGCCAATACAGTTTTACGCGCATACTGCTGCTTGATATCAGCCGGGAATACACTGAGCAGCCTACAGATGAGCAACTCAAACAGTATGCCTTAAATTACATTAAGGCGAACAAAATCGGCGTACCAAAAGTAAGCCTTAAACTGAGTTATGCGCAGCTTGAGCAGACGGAAGAATACAAAGGCAAGGCGCTCCTTGAACGTGTTGGTCTGTGCGATACCGTACATGTTGTATTTGAGCGGCTTGGAGTTGATGCGACAGCCAAAGTTGTAAAAACCGTCTACAACGTGCTGCTAGATAGATATGACAACGTTGAACTTGGCACGCCACGGAGCAACCTTGCAAGTACAATAGTTAACGCCGAAAAAAACACAAAAGCCGAAATAGACAAAACAAAATCCATATTGCAGGAAGCAGTAGATCAGGCAACAAAGCTGATAACGGGCAACCTTGGTGGGTATGTGGTGCTGCACAGTTCGGCTGGAAATGATAAACCGGACGAACTGTTGGTAATGGATCAACCCGACATAAACACTGCCACCAATGTGTGGAGATGGAATCTGTCTGGGTGGGGCTATTCGTCCACTGGCTATGCCGGCCCTTACCGCCTTGCAGCCACAATGGACGGTGCCATCAATGCGGACTTTGTGACAACGGGCACTCTTAACGCAGAAATCATCAAAGCGGGCATCCTGAAATCGCAGACAGGTGATGCGTTCTATCTAGATTTGGTCAGCGGCGAATTGCGGATTAACGCCAAAAGCATAGAGATCAACTCCAAAACCATCTATGATGGAAAAACTGTTGATGCAAAAATCAGTGAATCCGCAAAGCAGATCAAAAGCGAAATAACCCAAAGCACCAAAATCACCGGCGGCGGCAATCTGATCCTGGGCAGTGAGAGCTTCAAGAACGCTGAACTGAAAGGCAATACCGGCGACGGCAGTTCTATTACCTATGAACTAACCGGCGGGGCGACCATGGCCAACACCAACTCCAACCGATATTTTCGCTGGACAACGGTGGGTGCGTATGTGGCAAAAGGCGTGACATTGTGCCTGTCTGTTATGTACAAACCCGTTTCTGGTGCGGATGAGTTCTGTATGGAAATCGCTTACACGGCGGGGTACTCCACCAGCCAGAGCTGGGCAACCATTAAGCCAACTGATCAGCTGGAGATTGAGCAGACGGACGGCTGGGTACTGCGGTATGGCCTGTGGACGCCGCCGGACAACGCCACCTTAAAGCTGGTGGATATGGGCAGTGGTACCACCCACGCTGGTACCGGCAACTACACCAACAAGTTTTCGCTGCTGCACCCCATGCTGCAATACGGCAACGCGCCGACCGCGTGGAATGCCAGCAGCGGCGACTACCTGACGCAGGAAAGCGCAAAAAGCTTATTTTCGCAGACCGCTGACGAGATCAAAACCGAGGTCACCAAGTCAGTGACCGAAA